CTTCCAGCAGACTATTCAAACTATGTTTTAAATACAGATGTAGATAAACTTTTAGAAGACTACACTTTAACAAGTGAAATTCCTACTGCAGACTATTCTGATTACACAGCTAATAAGGACATTCAAGGCTTAATCGACCAATATCTGTTAGACAACCCAGTAGACTACACAGGTTACTATACTCAATCTGATCTTGACAAACTGTTGGAAGACTACACCTTAACCTCAGATATTCCTGCGGTAGACTACTCAGGATACTATGACCAAGCTTATGTAGACAATTTATTACAAGGGATAAATGGCTTACAAACTCCTAACCCAGGAGCAAGAAAGTCAATGACAGAATTGTAATGGAACAAGCTGTCCAACTGATTAACGAGGTTGGTTTTCCAATTGCAGCAGCAGGTGGTTTAGGTTTCTTTATTTGGAAACTGATCAATAGAATTATTGATGGCATGGAAACTAAACTTGATACCCTAGACGATAAGCAAGCTGAGTTAATTGCAAACATGGAGGATAGATTAGGAACTAAACTGGATTCCCAACACGGTATTCTAGTAGCTTTAATTGATAGGGTAAGGTCTTTAGATAACGAAATAATAAGGCAAGACACTTTAATAAAAACTATACTAGGTGTTCCTCAATTGATCGACAGTAATAAAATAGCTAAAGCAGATAGAGATGACCAAAGGAAAGACTAATAAGAAAAATGATTATATTGGGGAAATACTATTTATATCCTCTATTCTGATTACCGTAATTATTATGGTGAGTGTTTCTTTATACACAGGGAAAGCTGCAGCTTCCCCTTTAGTTCACGAATTTAAAAACCCCAGCTTTAGTGGTGTAGGGGCTTCAGCACATTATCTAACTATAGATGAACAAGAGACTAAGCGTAGAGATGAATTAGCAGAGAAGATCCAATCAGAATTGGAAGAGATAGAAAGAGAAATAGAGAACAGCACGCTTAATAAGTTTTTAAATAACTTACAAAGCCGTATCTTCAGTAATCTCTCTAGAGATATTTCAGACATGTTATTTGATGAAGACGGTGGTACTGGTGGAACAATAGAATTAGAAGGCAATCAAATATCATTCTCCAATGACGGAGAATACATAACATTAACGGTTATCGCAGAGGATGGTTCTATAACCGAGATTGTAATACCGATAGGAATATTTGGGATATGTACCGCAGACTGTGGTGTTTAGTTTTAATAGGGGTTCTTACAGGTTGCGCATCCTTCGCCCCTCCTAGAGCCGAGAACTGTCTTATTGTAGGTCTTACTTGCCCTGAAGATGCAAGAGTAGAAAGAGTAACTTTACAAAAACTTTTAGACTTACCTAAACCCAATCAAAAAGCTGTAGTTGCAGTTTATGAATTTAAAGATCTAACAGGTCAACGTAAGCCTTCCAATAAAATGGCTCTGTTTTCTACAGCAGTTACGCAAGGTGCGGAAAATTATTTAATCGAGGCTTTAAGAAATGCAGGCAATGGAGAATGGTTCGTTGTGGTGGAAAGGGTGGGTTTAAATAATCTAACTAAAGAACGACAATTAATTAAGAGTACCAGACAAACTTATGATGGTGAAAAAGGTAATACTTTAAAACCTATTCTATTTGCAGGTATAATCTTAGAAGGTGGTATTGTTTCCTATGATTCAGACATTATGACTGGGGGAAATGGTGCTAGGTATTTAGGTATTGGAAATACAAACCAATACCGTAAAGACGATATAACTGTATCTGTTAGAGCAGTCTTAGTTCAAACAGGTGAAGTTATGTTAAACACGACAGTTAGTAAAACTATACTGAGTGCAGGTGTAAGTAGAGATGTTTTCAGGTTCACGGAACTGGGTACGGAGTTAGTGGAAATAGAAACAGGATACACACAAACAGAAGCTACAGGCTATGCAACGAGATCTGCTATCGAGACGGCAGTATATTCGTTAGTAAAAGAAGGTCTTGAAAAACAATTATGGGATTTTGATTATTCACTATTGAGTGAGGAGGAAAAATGAAAAATCTAATTAAAGTATTGTTGTTACTTTCTACAAGTTTTATGTACGCAGGGAATAATGATATTTATTTAACACAATCTGGTGGTGGTGCTTTCACATTAACGATTGACCAGATAGGTAATACTAATAAAGTTGGTACTTCAAACACTAGGTCTACTTTTGCAGGTGCAACTATAACTGCTGATATAAAGCAACAAGGTAATACTAATACTTTGGCTAATACTATTGCTCAGGCAGCAAGTTCTAGTTGGACTATGTACCAAATTGGTGATTCTAATACGTCAACAATTACGGCAGGTGGTTCAGGAGCAGTAACTTCTTCTGACTTTGACTACAGTGCGACAGGTAATACTAACGTATTGACTTGGTTACAAGGTAGTTCAAGTGCAGCCACAGGCGGAAACTTTGATGCGGTTATAACTGGTAACACTAATGATTTAAACATCAGAAGTGAAGTTATAGGTGCAGTCAATAATTGGACAATAGATGGCAACAGTAATGATATTGATGTAACTCAGATTGGAACTGATGATAAATCAATAACAGTCAGTCTTACTGGTGATAGTAATGATGTGGACATTGACCAAACAACAAGTGCATCAGGTGTAACGGATACTATAAATTTAGTTGCTGCTTCAACAAGCGGTACTATTAATATAGACCAATGCACTACTGGCTGTTAATAGCCTTATTGTCTAGTCCGCTATATGCGGAAATAGGTTCTATATCTGAACTAAGAGGTAACGGAGAAATACTCCGTAACCAGAATGGAGATAAACTGTTGGCAGAACTTGCTTTAGGTATTTTCAGTAACGATGATGTAAGGACAGGTAATGGTCGTATGGCTCTTACCTTTTTGGATGATTCTGTATTAAAACTAACAGAACATTCTAAAATTATAGTTGATGAATACATCTATGACCCTGATCCTAGTAAATCTAAGTTAGCTTTGAACATGGCTAGTGGTACTGCTAGATTTATCACAGGGGCTTTAGGAAGAATAAACAAAGAAAATATATCTATCAAAACTCCCTCTGCCAACATAGCTATTAGAGGAACTGATTTCACCACGACCGTAGATGAAATAGGGCGGTCTCTTGTGATATTGTTACCAAACGAAGACGGAACAAGTTCAGGTGAGATAACTGTTGAAACAGCAGCAGGAATAGAAGTTCTAAACCAACCCTTTCAGGCAACTATGGTTAGTGTTTCTGAAGCCCCTCCTACCAAACCAGTGACCTTAGTAAATATGACACTGGGGTTTATTAATAACCTTCTTATAGTTAATCCACCTAACGAAGTACAAGAAGCCGTTGATGAACAAAATACTAAAAGCACTAATGTATTAGACGTGGACTTTTTAGAAGAAAACTTTGATGAAGATGAATTAGAAGAAGATGAACTTGAAATAGACAGGTTATCTATAGACTTATTAAGTGTAGATTTTCTTATAGACCTATTAGCGTTTATAGAAGGTGAGGAAGAAGTGTCTAAAATAGGTGATGTAACCATAGAGGGAATAAAAGCTGGCTTTGACGCTAAAGCACAAACCTATTCTTATGTTGAAGGAGAGATGCTTACATTCTTTAGAAGCGTAGAAAACACAATAGATTTACAAATAGAAAAAAGAAGTGCTTATAATATACAAATATTATCTGCTGGTAAGTTTATAGATATAACAGTTAACGGAGGTGGTGATGGTACGATTATTATTAATCAGTCTGATTAGTTTTCCTTTATTTGCAGGAAACAATTCAACTGTTATACAGCAGAAAGGGAATGATTCTGTTATCAATATTAAGCAGGTAGGATATACAAACAATGCCACTGTCTATTGTGGTTTAAGCAACGGAGTTTACCAAACCCATACTTGTACTAGGGCAACTATCAATCTAACAACCACAGGCTCAGGGAACACAACTAAAGCCTATTCTCAATGGTCAAACCATTCAGATAATGAGTTTACGATAACCCAGACAGGTGATGACAATTACGGATATTTAGATTTAGACCAAGATGATAATACAGCCACTATAACTCAGAATGGAGACGATAATCATGGCGAGATATTAATGGCAGGAGATGACACAACTTATTCAATAACTCAAACTGGAAACAATAAGTACGCAAAGATATTGGCGTTTGGAGATGACGCTACAAGCACTATAACTCAGTCAGGAACAGGGCACCATAACGCTTACATATATAACTATAACTACGCTGACGGAAACACTACAACTATTACACAATCAGGTTCAGGAGACCATGATGCAGATGTGTTTTGGTATTCAGACGCAGATGATGGAACAGCGTCTATAACTCAATCAGGTTCAGGAGACCATACTGCTAGACTAAATTTCTATAAAGATGATTATAATGTTGCAGTTACTCAAAGTGGGGCTAACGACAAATCATTTACAGCTACATACAATTGTGTAACTAATTGCACAAAAACGGTTACTATAACCCAGTATGACTAAATGGCTAACTCTTCTAGGTTTATTAAGTGTGTTAACACTGCCGTTAGTTTTTCAGTTAACTCCTTTAGAAATATTAAAATTAAAAACATTTGACTCATTAGTTACTGAGGAAAAGCCCTCAGGGTATTTCACTATACTTAACATCACAGAAGATGATATAGCTAACGAAGGTGGTTATCCTCTATCTAGACAGACTCTTGCACAAATACAAATAAACTTATTACGCAAAGGTGCAATAGGTGTGGGTTGGGTATTAGCTTTCCCACAACCTGACAGGTTTGGGGGTGACTTTGAGTTTACTGAATCTTTAGCTTTTGCCCCAAGTGTCCTAGCTATGTTTGAAAACGACAACGGAAAGTACCCACCAACTACTGGTACTGTTATTCTAGGTGATGATAAAGGTGGTCTTAATTCAAAAGGTGTTATAGAAAATATACAGGTTTTAAAAAATAATGCTAATCAGGGTATAGCAGTTGCAAGAACTGATGTTGATTCACTTGTTAGAAGATTACCTCTACTTCTTCGTACCCCTGATGGTTGGGTTCCTGCATACGGAACAGAGGTGTTAAAGATTTTAGCAGGAGCGGATACTTACGTTATAAAAACAAACGAGAATGGGTTAGAGGAAATCAGAGTAAAAGGTTTGTCCCCTGTTCCTGTTGATTCTTTAGGTCGTAAATGGGTTAGTTGGGTAGACACACCACAAACAGATTTAAAAGAAATGGATGTAGAAAATAAATTTGTGTTTGTTGGTTTTACTGCTAAAGGTATTATGCCACAATTGTCTACTCCTGTTGGTTTATTAGAGCCACACAAAATACAAGCTGCACTTGCAGAAAGTATCCTGATAGAAAATAGTCCGTTCATACCAGACTACTCCATAGCTGTAGAATTGTCTCTTTTACTTGTTTCTATTGTTTGTATTTGGATTTTAATAAACTTTTTCGGAATAACTTTTGGTATTATTTATGCTGTCCTTTTTATGTTTGCTACTGGATTTTACGGTCATTGGACAATACAGCAAGGGGTGTTGATAGACGTTACTTGGACATTAATTTCCCAATTCATAACTGCTTCTACTGCATTTTATATAAGGTTCAGAGAACAATATAAACTAAGACAACAAATTAAAAAACAATTTGAACACTACCTAGATCCTAGACAAGTTAAACAACTGCAAAAGAATCCTGATCTTTTAAAACTGGGTGGAGAAAAAAGATACGCTACTTTTTTATTCACAGATGTACGTGGCTTTACTTCAATGTCTGAAAGGTTAGAGCCTGAGGAAGTAACTTACATAATGAATAAAGCATTAACTGCTCAACAAAAAGCAGTTCAAAAACATGGTGGTATGGTGGATAAGTATATAGGTGATGCAATGATGGCTATATTTAATGCACCGATAGACCAAGACTTTCATGAAAATAAAGCTATAGACTGTGCCAGAGACATACAGAAAAACATGGAGGATTTAAACTATGAACTTGCTCATAAAGGCTTACCCCCTGTCGCTATTGGTGTGGGTATCAATACAGGTTACGCAGTTATAGGCAACATGGGTAGTGAATCAAGGTTTGACTATACTGCTATTGGGGACGCAGTTAACACAGGTGCACGATTAGAATCAGGAACTAAGGAAGCAGGTGTTGATGTATTGATAGGATATAGTACAGCTATAAAAAGTGATTATCAATTAAAAGAACTAGAGCCTTTAAGTGTCAAAGGAAAAGAAAAGCCTTTACAAGTTTACACATGGAGTTAAAATAAAATCATGCTGACAGGAGAAAGAATAAACTCACCTTCTAACCTACTTGAGCAATACACTGATTTGAGAACAAAGGAACTCAATGCTCAACGAGACTATCTTCAAACTGAAGAAGGTAAGAGGATGGCTAAAACACTTGGGGTAGAAGCAGCATTAATGCTTTTTCCTTACGGTAGAGCAGGAAAGATTGGGTTTAATTTATTACCAGCAAGTACTCAAGGTGGTATTAAAAGTTTAGGTGCAAAAGCTGCATCTCTTAATCCAGTCGCAGCTTTGAGAGGTGCTCCTAAGGTTAAAGGTCAAGGGAATGTCAAAGAAATTTTTGTAGACAAACCCAGCTACCATGGAACAAACGACCCCATAAGGTTTGAAAGGATGGGCTCTAGAGGGAACGAACTAGGTGTGCAAGTTCCTGCTCCAAAACAATTAAAAGATTTTCATCTCCCAGCTGGACCAATGGCAGCAGGTAGGTCTCCTTCTTTCTCTGTTACTTCTGACTATAAGTTTGCTGATAAGTTTGCTAACAGGTTAGAAGGGGAAGACATTAATGCAAGAGTTATACCTACGGTGTTGGATAAAAAGTTTTCTAATAAGATTCTTGATTATAGAAACCCTAAACACAGAGAATACATAGCTACCGAATACAAGAACGAAAGAAAAAAGATTAAAGAAAATTTATTTAAAAAGGATGGTACTTTAAGGAATGATAGGGTTCTAGCTGAAAAAGAAGCTGCATTTGATAAAGTTACAATGGATAATGTAAAAGATTTAAAAGATTGGGAAAAATCAAACTGGGAAGTTTTAGAAACAATTTCCGAAAGAGTTAAAGACAGAGGTTGGAAAGGTTACACCACAGTTGAGGAAGGCACATTAAATCTACAAGTTCTTGACGGAAAGATGATTAAAGGAGTAAGGGATAAAGACACTGGTCAAATAATGTACAATACTCCTAAGCCCTTAAAGGAACTAGAAGAGGGTGGTCCAGTTCGTGAAGGAATCACGGCTTTACCTAAACCAGTTAATCTAAGAAAGAAACAAGTTACTCAAGTTAAACCTTCTAAATCTTTAAAGAAGCAGGGGTTTAATAAAGAAACCAGACTAAAAGCCCAGTACAAAAACGTATCTTATTTTGGCTAGACTATCCAGTCTTTCCAAGACTTTTCCTCACCAAGTACTTTAGAAGCAATATCTTGTTTAGCTTTTAATGAGTTAACAATCTTTTCGTCTACTGTGTTTTTACAGATAATATCTATATAAGTAACCTTGTTATTCTGACCAATTCTATGTGCCCTGTCTTCCGACTGTAAACGCTTCTCAAGGTCAAAGTTATTAGAGTAATAGACCACTGTATTTGCAGCAGTTAAATTGATTCCATATCCCCCTGTTTGTGTGTTACCTACGATGTACTTCAATTCACTTGATTTATCTTGAAATAATTGTACTGTATTACGTCTCTCATCGTCTGTGGTGTCCCCATAATAAGCCCCTACTGAGCCCTTACCATACTGGTCTTGTATGGCTCTTAAAATCCTCTGTATGTCGTAACGATAATTTGCCCATATTATTACCTTTCCTTCTGTTTCTTCTAATATACTCATTAACTCCTCTAATCTAGCCGACTTTAACTCTACATCTTGTTTTGTATCTGTTCTAGTAAACCCACAGGATATTTGATGTAACCTTAGAAGTTGAGTAATAACCGAAGTAACTGAAACTTGTTCACTATTACTGAGTTCAGTCATAGCGTATCTTTTTATTTCATCATAGGCTTTCTTTTGTTCAGGTGTCATCTCTATCTTACGAGTTGTGTACACTTTATCAGGTAAGTCTAAACAATCTTTCTTTAATATACGGTAACTAAAAGGTTGTAGTAATTCGTTTAATTCATCTAAGTTCTTGTATCCTATAACTTGTTTAAAGGTACGACCACCTGCACTTCTATCAACCATTTCAGCATACCTTGCTCTAAAACTATAGTAACTACTGAAACCCAGTAAGGCTGGATCTAAAAACTCACACTGAGTATATAGGTCTAAAGGACTACGAGTAACTGGTGACCCAGTAAGTATTCTTCTATGAACTGCATACTTTGCTAAACGTAAAGTGTTCTTTGTTCTTGCAGCACTTGGGGACTTTATAGTAGTGCTTTCATCAATAGCAAACAGTACCCTTTTATTAAGTAAAAACTTAGAAGCAAAATCTGTACCTTTCTTTGTACTAAAAGCCTCTATATTCATTACAACAAAATTTAAATCTTTAGAAAACTTTAATATCTCTTCCCTTTCCTTTTGGTTTTTCTGAGTCTCGGAAGGAGACCACCTATAAACTTGTTTATCTATGTAGTCTGGTACATGAGTAGGTATTTCACCGTCAACCCAATTATCATAAACTCCCTTAGGGGCAACTATTAACGCAGCATTTATTAAGCCTTTTAAATAAAGGATAGAAATATTATCTAATAAGACCTTAGACTTCCCACAACCCATCTCCATAAATAAAGCATGTTCTGTGTCTTCCCATGATTTCTCAAGAGCATCTTTCTGGTGATCATAAGGTTTTGTCTTATATTGGTATTCTAGCATATAGTCTCTTTAATCTAAGTAGATAACTAGAGTTCATGTGAATAGAATTTTTAAGATGTGCACTCTAGTTATCCAACATAAGGATATAATAAGAAATAATATAAGTAAAGCCATTTAAAAAGATTTAAACACACGTAATCACCAGATATTGAGTAAAATATCCAATATTGAGATAATAGCCTTACTCAATATAACGAAAACCCTCTGTAAATTAACAAAGTAAATGAAAATATATTGGGCTATTGGCTAAAACTGTCCAAAAACTGTTTTTATTTTTTAAAAAATTTACATCCATATAATAGCTAATAATACATTTGTATTATTATCACTTTACTTATCCCTTATATAGGACTATACTCTATCCAAGATAAAAGAGAAAACTATGACAGTCTACGTGGTTCAAAAACCCGATAAAAAGAAAAACATATTGTCAGCTACCGAATACGGTGAGTTGAACTTTATATTATCTGAAGAGGACAACATCATGTACGAACCTGAAATAGTAACCTCTGAAATCAAAGACTCTCTTCAAAACTTTAGTGATGATGACTACTTATTATTAATAGGGGATCCTGTGGCAATAGGAGTTGCTACACATTTCGCTTTACTTTCTAATAAAAATAGTGCAAAAATATTAAAGTGGGATAATAGAGAGTATAAATATTATTCAATAAAACTAGAGGTATAAATGACAATATTAAAAAATATAGAAGAAGACAGTAAAAATGAGATGGGTGTTGACGTAGATGATGGTGGTTTAAAAACTATTTCAGAATTAGCGTTAAAACAATCACAACTGGAAGAAAAGATCTCTGATCAAGAGATGGAACTTAAATTAACAAAACAAGAACTCAAAGAAATTGCTGAGGTACAACTCCCTGAGGCACTCCAAGAAGTGGGTGTTTCAGAGTTTAGTTTAGTGGATGGCACAAAAGTAAGTGTCACTCCCTTTTATAGTGCAAGGATAACCACAGACAATAAAGAAGAAGCTTTTGATTGGTTTCGTAAGAACGGACATGCGGATCTAATTAAAAATACAGTGTCAGTAAGCTTTGGTAGAGCTGAAGATGATACTGCATCCTCTCTATTAGAAAAACTTGATAGTGAAGGTTTCCACCCTGAACAAAAGGAATGGGTAGAGCCGATGACTTTGAAGGGTTTCGTTAGAGAGCAGGTAGAAAAAGGTAACGACCTCCCTTTTGACACCTTAAATATATATGTAGGTCAAAAAACCAAAATAACAAAAGGTAAATAAAAAATGGCTGAAGAAAAATTAGCAAAAAAAGAAGAAAAAGGTGGAACTGACCTTGCTGTCAACTTTATGGATGACGCAGGAGCAGGTCTTGAGAATGTAACACAGGATGATCTTGTGATCCCTCGTTTAAAACTTGTACAGGCTTTAAGCCCACAAGTTCAAAAACACGACGGTGCGTATATAGATGGAATAAGTGTTGGAGATATTTTTAATACTGTATCAAACGAGTTTTGGTCAGGTGAAGAAGGTATAACCATTATTCCTGTTACTTATAAACGTGTGTTCCTAGAGTGGGGTCCAGAGAGAGGTGGTGGTTTAATTGCTACCTACGATGATGCTGCTATTCTTCAACAAACTACGAAGAATGAAAGGTATCAGGATGTCCTACCTAATGGTAATACTATACAAACAACTGCAAACCACTATGTTTTGCAGGTCCAGGAAGACGGTAGTTTTACTCCAGTTATGTTAGCTATGACAGGTACACAACTTAAGAAGTCTAAACGCTGGAATTCCATGATGGCGAGTATTAAGATTAAAAGTTCAGATGGACAAATGTTCACTCCTGCAACTTATAGTCATAAGTACAAGTTGACTTCCGTGCCCGAATCAAATGATTCTGGTAGTTGGTATGGTTGGAACGTAACTAATTTAGGTATGTTAGCAGAGACCGAAGCAGATTTATACACGTCTGCTAAGGAGTTTGGTGGTACTGTTAACGCTATAAGTTACACGTCTCAAGAAGAAGTAGCGTAAAGCTACCGAGTAGGGTGGGGGATCTTTTACCCTCAGTATTTTGTCCCCCACTTATACTTACTTATTAAGAGAATAGATGAAAGAAACTGCAGAGAAATTTTATGAACTTTTTAAAGGCTCAGGTCGAGCACACGGCACATTTGAAATCAATGACAGCAACGACATTAAACAAAAAGGTATAGGTAAAACTATAAGAAGTGGTGGTGCGGAACTAAAGCATTGGAACAGTCACCTAGAAGGTAACTACGGTATAGGTGTTATACCGATAAACGAAGAGAACAGGGTTTGTTGGGGTTGTATTGATGTTGATGTTTACCCTTTAGAATTTAAACATTTAGTGGGAATGATAGAAAACTTAAAGTTCCCTTTAGTTGTTTGTCGTAGCAAAAGTGGTGGTGCCCACATATTTTTATTCACAAAAGAATTTGTACCAGCAGGGGAAATGCAAGATGTACTAAGAGATTTATCAGCTTCGTTAGGTTATGGTGGTGTGGAGATATTCCCTAAACAAAGGGAGATACTCGTAGACCGTAGTGATGTAGGATCATGGTTAAATATGCCTTATTTTGGAGGAGATAGTTCTACAAGATACGGCTATGACAATAATGGAATGCATTTAAACCCAGAAGCTTTTCTAAACTTTGCTGAAAAACGTAAAGTAACTAGAGAACAATTAAACAATATACAAATACCTAACGCTGAAGAATTAGTTGATGGTCCACCATGTTTAAAGGTTTTATTAAAACAAGGTTTCCCAGAAGGCACAAGGAATAATGGCTTATTTAACATAGGTGTTTATTTAAAGAAAGCCCAACCAGATGAGTGGGAGAAGAAGATAGAAGACTTTAATAGGAAGTATGTTCACCCTCCTCTTCCTGCGTCAGAGGTACTAACCTTAATTAAAACCCTTTCAAAGAAAGAGTATAACTATAAGTGTGGGGATGAACCTATACGTTCCTACTGTAATAGGAATAAATGCTTAACTTGTAAGCATGGGGTTGGTGATGCACACGGTGCTCCTACTTTTTCTAGTCTAGCTAAACTAGATACACGACCACCTCTGTGGTTTATGTCTATTGATGACAGACGTATAGAACTAACAACCGAACAATTACAAAACCAAATTAAGTTTCAAAGGGTTTGTATGGAACAACTTAATTTAATGCCCCCTAGATTAAACGAGAGAGGTTGGCAAAACCTAGTACAACATTTAATGGGTAGTGGTATGGAAATAATAGAAGTAAGTGAAGACGCTTCTATAGAAGGTCAGTTTATGGAACACCTTGAATCTTTCTGTACCGACTTAGCCCAAGCACAAGCTAAAGATGAAATACTTTTAGGAAAACCATGGACGGAGGAAGGAAAGACTTACTTTAGATTAAGCGATCTAAGGGACTATTTAATGAAGCACAGGTTTACCGACCTTCCTTTAAATAGTATGGCTTCTAAACTAAAAGACTTAGGAGCAGTACATGAGTTCTGGAATATTAAAAAGAAAGGTGTAAACGTCTGGGCGATAAGTGCCTTTGAGTATGAAGACGATGGCTTAGATACCCCAGACATGAATGAGGAGGCATTTTAATGGAAAATTGTTATAAAGGTTTATTTTGGAACATAGAAACCAAAACATTTCAAAGATGGAAAGAGTATGTGGAATATAGTAGTGGGTCCACCAGGAACAGGGAAGACAACCTTCCTTCTGGAAAAGACTGAAGAATTAATAGAGAAAGGGCTTGCCCCTAATAGAATAGGGTACTTAGCTTTCACTAGGAAAGCTGCAAACGAAGCCCTTACCAGAGCAACACAGAAGTTTGATTTAGATACCGATGACTTACCTTTTTTCCGTACGATACACTCACTATGTTATCAATCTTTAAAATTAAGCAAAGCAGATGTTATGGCAGGTAGTAACTACAGAGAACTTGGTGAAGTTTTGGGCGAAAAATTAAGTGGTAGCTGGAACATGCTAGAAGGTGCCATTAGAGTCACGACGACTGCAGATAAAATGTTATTTCTAGAGAATACTGGTCGAAATCAATGTTTAGACCATAAAACTCAATATAATAAAAGTAACCCTGACTTTTCTTGGCTACACTACGACTGGTTCTGTAGGTCTTATAAGAAGTATAAAGACTCTAATTTTTTATTGGACTACACCGACATGCTTGAAAAGTTTATTGAACTGACTTCTATTCCTAAGTTAGATGTACTTATAGTTGATGAAGCCCAAGACCTATCTGCGTTGCAGTGGCAGTGTATTTTAAAGTTATCTGAAGATGTTGAGCATGTCTATATAGCAGGAGATGATGACCAAGCTATCTTCAAATGGGCAGGTGCTGACGTAGAAAAGTTTATAAACCTAGAGGGAAATATCATAGAACTTACTCAATCCTATAGAGTACCGAAAGCTGTACACAAAGTTGCTCAAGACGTTATAAAAAGGATAAAGGAAAGAAGAACAAAAGAATGGATTCCCAGAGAAGAAGAGGGATCAATAAAATACCATCGTTCTTATGAACATATAGACTTTAGTGAAGGTGAATGGTTAGTGCTTGCCAGGAATAACTACCTTTTAAACAACGTACAGGGACACCTACGTTCGTTAGGATACCTTTATCAAAGGAATAATACATTATCCGTAAGTGAGAACCTTCTTTTAGCAATAAAAGCATGGGAAATGTTAAGAAAAGGGGAAGCTGTTCCTTTTGAAAGGGTGAAAGCTATCTACTCTTATATGTCAGTGGGTAAAGGTATTGAAAGAGGTAAGAAAAGCTTAACCCACGCTGATACCGATTCTTTTTACACACTAGAAAACCTAAAGAGTAGTCATGGGCTACTTGTAGACAGTATTTGGCACGAAGCCTTTGATAGACTAGGTGTAAAGGAAAGGGAGTATTTAATTTCATGTCTTAGAAGAAACGAAAACACAAACACACCTAGAATAAAGCTTACAACCATACATGCCTCTAAGGGTGGGGAATCAGATAACGTAGTTTTACTCACCGATGTGGCAGGTAGTACATGGGAAGAATTAACACATAACCCCGACACAGAAAATAGAACATTTTATGTTGGCATAACTAGGACTAGACAGAACCTACATATCATACAGTCCTCTACGAACAAGTATTTTACAATTGCCTACTAATGTCTATACATAGTAAAGTAGTTATAGTAAAGTGGTATATATGATGGAACTAGAAGAAGCAAAAAGACACAGGGATTTCTTTGATTTTATTAATGAAAGACATGCCATATATTTAAACAAAGAATCAGGAGCAGACTTTCCTTGGACAGAGGATGAAATACTTACTAAGTATAGTTTCTGTAATGTATTTAGAGAGTTAGATACCGTTACAAAATGGATCAGACAAAACTGGTCAATACCTTATATGGATCATCCTAATGTTCCTTTCGCTATGGCGGTAGCTAGACAGATCAATTGGCCATCTACTTTAGAAGAGATAGGTTTTCCCGATACATGGGAACCTGAGAGGGTGAAGAAAATTATGCAAGCTAGGATGGACGCTAAGAAAAAAGTTTACACAGGTGCGTATATGTTAACTGGGACTTTAGGCGGAACTAAAGTAGAACAAACTATAGACAAAATATTAACACCTTTGTATAATAAACCACCAGAACTACACATGAACTCTCTAGAACTAAGTTGGAAAGAATATCTCCCTTATGCTGGATTTAGTGGGTTTATGGCTTATGAGGTAGTCACTGACTTACGGCATACAAAATATTTAAAAAATGCCGATGATATAAATACTTGGGCTAACGCTGGTCCAGGAGCAGTTAGGGGATTAAACCGAATACACGGTAGAGACATTAAAAATGCTTTATCTAAAAAAGAATCTTGTCGTGAGATGTATGATCTATTGATGATTAGTGACAGGTATATAGAAAACCATGTGCCTGTACTAGAAATGAGAGATATAGAACATTGTCTTTGCGAATTTGATAAATATGAGCGTGTGCGTTTGGGTCAAGGTAAACCAAGAGCACAATATAAACCAAACAGAAAGAAGGAGGATTGGGAAACATGAGAATATTTATACCGAGCAAGAGCAGGCACAAAGAACAAATTACGTTATCTTTTATGCCTGATGACATGAAGGCTAACACTACTTTAGTTATAGATGCTTCTGAGGAAGAGGATTACGCTAAAGTACATGATAACCTTTTAATTGTTCCCGAAGAAATCAAAGGTATTTCAGGGGTTAGGCAATACATCTGGGATAATTCAGATGACCCACGTATTGTCATGTTAGATGATGATCTAAGGTTTTATGTAAGAAAAAGTCCTACCGATTGGCATTTACGTTACCTAGAACCAGAAGAATATAATGGAGTTTTTGGGTTATTGGATGAATGGATGGATCAAGGTTATGGGCACTGTGGTATCAGTGCTAGGGAAGGTAATAACCGAGTAAAAGATTTATCAGCTGAAAACACTAGATATATAAGAGCACTAGCTTATGACCTAGATATTTGTAGAGACAAAGTTGAACACGGTAGGGTAACTGTTATGGAAGACTTTGATGTAGCACTTCAATTACTAAGGGCAGGTGTTCCTAATAAAGTTAGCTTCTTTTATGCTCAGGGACAAAAGCAATCTAATGCTGCTGGGGGGTGTTCTACTTACAGAAGCCCAGAGGTACAGGCAGAATCTGCTTTAAAAATGAAAGAGTTACATGATGATTTTGTACGTGTTGTGGAAAAAGAAACTAAGACTGCTTGGGGTTGGGGTAAAAGACAGGACGTAGTTATAAGTTGGAAGAAAGCATATGCAAGTTATCAGGACTAGAAACGTAAATGACGCACTTATCTTAGGGATAGAACACCTTGAGATAGAGGGTGAGTGGCGAGAAAGCAGGGCAGGAAGGGTCATAGAATCCACTTGCCCTGTAACCACAACTTACACAGAACCGTGTGAAAGGGTTTTATTTTCTAAGGAAAGAGACGCTAACCCTTTCTTCCATTTTCTAGAAGGTTTATGGATGTTAAATGGTAACAGGGATGTAGAGACTGTAGCGTTTTATGTTAAGCGTATGGCTGGTTTTAGTGATGATGGTAAAATACTCAATGGTGCTTACGGTCATCGTTGGAGACAAAAATACTATGACCAAATACCAGAAATAATTAAAATTCTACAAGAAGACTCAAATAGTAGAAGATGTGTCTTACAGATGTGGGATCCTTTTGATCTTTTAAATCGTCAAAGCAAAGACGTACCTTGTAATACCAATATCTATTTTAAAATTAGACAACACAAACTACAAATGACAGTTTGTTGTAGAAGTAATGATATGATCTGGGGAGCATACGGTGCTAATGCTGTGCATATGTCCATGCTTCATGAATTTATGGCTGGGGCAATAGGGGTAGAGGTTGGTGAATATCATCAAATCAGTGATAGTTTTCATGCCTACGAAGAAGTTTATAAATCTCTCTATGAGTCTATAGGTAGGGTTGATTATTATTCAGCTAGGTATCCGTTAACAGGAATGGCTAATATCTATGAGTCTAGTACTGTTGAACCCTACAGTATGATAAGTGTAGACTATAATGCTTGGCTTAGTGATCTTACTATGTTTATGTACGACCTAGAAAGGTACAAACATAAAGCGTATAAGTTGGAAGAGAAACCATACACTGATCCTTTCTTTAGAGAAGTTGCTGTGCCAATCGCTAAAAGTTACGCACTATACAAAGATGCTGCCATTGATATGGCTTTAAAGACCACAGAACAAATTAAAGCAAAGGACTGGGCTTTAGCTTGTAAGCAGTGGTTAGAACGTAGGTTAGAAAAGGAAGAATCAAATAAAGACATTGAGGCAGTACTATGATAGACCGTTGGTCGTATAGTAGGTTAGGAACTTACGAAAGTTGTCCTAAGAAAGCGTACTATAGTTATGTGGAGAAAATACCACAGGAACAGCATCCTGCTGCTCAAAGAGGTACTAGAATTCATCAATTAGCTGAGGACTATATTGTAGGTAAGTTAAAGGTGATGCCTAGAGAATTAAAACTTTTTAGTGAAGCCTTTGAAAAGCTAAGAGAGGATTGGTTAGCAGAAAAGGTACACGTAGAACAGGACTGGGCTTTTGATAAAGACTGGGCTATTGCTCCTTGGAGTGGGGACACTACTTGGGGACGTTATAAAATAGATGCCTTTTTAAAAGAGGAAGCTTTTGGAAAGGTAATCGACTTTAAAACAGGAAAATATTGGTCTAACCAGACAGGGTATAGAGATCAATGTTCTCTTTATGCATGTGGGGTTTTTAGTCGCTTTCCAGACCTAGAAAACGTAGAGACGGAGTTATGGTATTTAGACCATCAAAAAATAACAAGACATGCTTTTACGAGAGAGGAAATAGAGGAAGTTCAAGTTAAGTTCACTGAACGTGCAACTATTATGTGCACCGATGTGGAATTTATAGCTACTCCTTCTGATAACTCATGTCGTTGGTGTGCTTATAAGGAGATTTGTGAAGATTATGGCAAAAGATAGAATTAAAGAGATTGCGTTAAATGATGCAGAATGTCTGGATCAAGCAGAAAAGTCTTACGGCGATTCATGGCGTAAGCGTGGAGGTGTCGGAGCCTTCATGATGTTGGCGAGGAAGTGGGATCGTATTGAGTTACAGGTACAAGCCCATAATTACGATGTGTTTAAAGCATATATTGCAGACCCTCGTGATGAGGGTATCCTGGATGATATACAAGACCTTCGTCGCTATTTACTATTAGTTGAAGAACATATCACCAAAGGAGGTTAATTATGTTTGGATTTTGGAAGAAAATCTTTGGGACAGATTCAAAAAGCCCAATGCGACAACATAGGGAAGCTTATGTAAGTCCGTTTGAAGAGAAGAGAAAACAGGCAGAGATGGAAAAAGCAGGGGAAGTTATACTTGATAAGTATCGCCCTGAGGAACATCTCCCTGATAGTGTAGAAGAAGCTGTTGTAGTTGAGGAGAAGCCTAAACGTGCCAGAACTAAAAAAGGTACATATAAAGCTGATGATAAATCAACACCTGACGTTAATGAAGCTTATGTTGGTGGCAAAGCCCCAAAGAAAAAAGCTACTAAAAAGAAAGCAGCAGTCAAAGTAACTCGTAAAAAAGCTAAGAAAAAATAATGACACAACAAATGCCTCTCTTTGCTCCAGAAAGCAAATGGTCTCCTCCACAAAACTTACCTGATTTAAGTTCTGCTAAGGAAATAGCTATAGACTTGGAAACTCATGATCCAGGTCTGATACTGAAAGGTCCAGGATGGGCTACAAACACAGGTGAAGTTGTGGGTGTGGCAATAGCTACTGAGGGTTGGTCAGGGTATTTACCATTTAAACATCAGGGTGGTGGAAATTTAGAAAAAGATTTTGTTGTCAATTGGCTTAAAAAACAAATGGCAACTCCATCAGACAAAATATTCCATAACGCCATGTATGACGTAGGATGGTTAAAAAGGTTAGGAGTTGAGATAACAGGAACTATCCAAGATACGATGGTTGCTGCACCTCTGGTTAATGAAAATAGAAATAGATATTCTTTAGATTCATTAGGTTCAGAGTATTGTGGTGAACGTAAAGATGAGTCTTTGCTTAGGGAAGCAGCACATTCTTTTGGTATTGATCCTAAAGCTGAAATGTGGAAGCTTCCCTCTAACTATGTTGGACCTTACGCTGAACAGGATGCTGTTTTGACATTAAAACTCTGGCAGGTTTTAAAAGGCTTAATTGACCAAGAAGAGATCAATCAAATCTATGGTTTAGAAAGAGACTTACTTCCCTTACTTATAGAAATGCGTTGGAGAGGTGTGCGTGTTGATGAAAATGCCGCAGACGAAAAGTCCCATTACCTAAAGGGTGAGGAAAAAAGATTACTGGATCAGATTAAGAAAGATTACGGTGTACCTATAGAGGTGTGGAATGCTAGGTCAATAGCTAAAGCTTTTGACAGTGCAGGACTCACTTACCCCAGAACACCTAAGTCTAATCAACCCAGCTTTACTGCTCAATGGTTAGAAGGTCACTCACACGAGTTACCTCAATCTATTGTGAAGGCACGTAGATATAATAAGATGCGTACTACCTTCATAGAAAAGATGATATTTGAGCACTCACATAACGGCAGGATACATGGTCAAATGCATCCTTTACGTTCTGATGATGGGGGTACGGTAACTGGTAGATTTAGTTATAGCACACCTAACCTGCAACAAGTACCAGCTAGAGACCCAGAACTTGGACCTTTAATACGTGGGCTTTTTGTCCCTGAGGAGGGGTGTTTATGGGGAGCGTTTGACTATAGCCAGCAAGAACCCAGACTGACTGTACATTATGCTGCCCTCACTAATCAACCAGGAGCACAAAATGCTGTTGAACAGTATAGGGATCAAAACGCAGACTTCCATCAAATAGTGGCAGACATGGCTAATATCCCTAGAAAACAGGCAAAGGATATTAACTTGGCTCTCTCTTATGGTATGGGTAAAAAGAAATTAATCTCAATGCTTGGTATATCAGATACCGAAGCTGAGGACTTAATCGCTAAATACCACCACCGAGTACCGTTTGTTAAAGCATTAGCCGATTCCTGTATGCGTAACGCTAGTAATCGTGGTCATGTTACTACGTTACTGGGAAGAAAGTGTCGCTTTAATCTTTTTGAACCACGTGGTCAACGTAACATACCTCTAGCCTACCCCGAAGCTTCAGAGAAGTGGGGGGAAGAAAATATAGTAAGATCATACACTTACAAGGCATTGAATCGTTTAATACAAGGTTCAGCAGCAGATATGACAAAGAAAGCTATGGTCGACTTATATAAAGAAGGCTATATTCCACACGTACAAGTACATGATGAACTAGATATATCAGTAGAAACAAAACAACAAGCAAAAGAAATAAAAGAAATAATGGAGAACTGTGTTCAATTAGAAGTCCCCAATCTAGTTGACGCTGAACTAGGTACAACTTGGGGTAACGCAACAACGTCTTATGAGGAGGCATTTAATGAAAGGGATTAGTGAAGCTGATCAAAAAGTACAATTTGATAGAAATAGTCAAATCTACAGAGAATACAAAGGCAGTGACATAACGATGGATGGTCTTGCCAATGAGTATAATCTCACTAAGCAACGTGTTTGGCAGATTATACGTCGTTGTCAATTAGGTGATGGGGATTATTATCAAGGGTACGTTAGATACAAAAGCAAAGAAGATTCTTTAAAAGAACTAGGAGTTAAGGGTAAGCGACTTCATGAACTCATGCGTAAATGGATGAGTGAGCAAGGTGCTAAAATGATAACTCTGTCTGGTGAAAGAAAGTAATCTTTGGAATAACCTCAGGGATAAACTTGATGATGTCCTTTGGCAAAGGATAGAAACAGGTGGGACTGGCAGGGGTATAGCTGATGTATTTGGAGTCTATGATTCCAACTGCTGCTGGGTAGAACTTAAAGTCACGACGACTAACGCAGTTAAGCTAAGACCTGAGCAAATTTCTTGGTTAGTTAAGTTTGGAAGAGCAGGGGTGGCTACTTATATATTAGTAGGTACTGACAAAAGAACATTGCATCTCTTTTCTGGACTAGACGCACGTGAGGTAAGGGATCAAGGGTTAAAGCATCCTAGCCTATTAGAACTAAGTGCTCCTTATGACTGGGAAGCTTTAAGAAACATTTTATTTAGTAAATAAATGTTTTTACATTCGTAAAATCATAATTAAACTAAAGGTAAGTAAATAAATAGTTTTGTAGGAACGCTGATCTAGGCACCTCCGAGAATCAAAACTGTTTATCTACTAGGTTGGTGTGGCTACGTGGTGCAGTTAACGAATGTTAGAATGAAATTGGCACCTTCTAACCGTAACCACACTAACTGACTGAGTTTTATGAATTTGAGACCCCAGCAGGCGGTGGGGAATAAATAACACCTGCGGTGGGAGTTGGCTGTTTCATAATAGCATTTCCAGCCAGAGTTGTTAATAACTCTGGTGCCGATGATCCCATAGTGGGCTGGCATTCTAGCATATTTATGCTAACATATTCACGGATGTCAGCCCATTTTTTATTTAAACAAATGTTCGCAATTCACTAGCCATTCTTAACATAACCCTTTACAATCGTTTAGTCAGCTATATGCTTACCTCACCTATTAAGTAGTTACTACTTCCTAGGTGAGTTGTTTAACATTAATATAAAAACAGGAGAAAACATATGGCACATATGGTAGAGACCATGGCTTATGCTGGAGAAGTCCCCTGGCACGGATTAGGAGTTCAAGTTGAAGATAACTTGACACCTGATGAAATGCTAGTGGCAGCTGGATTGGATTGGACCGTTAGTAAACGACACATGTTTACACACACCACTCCTCAGTATAACGAGTCAGACCCTGAGTTCATGCCCGTTGATGGTTTTCATGTACTTGTACGTGATAATGATCAAAAGGCTTTTGGACCTTGTGGACCTGACTTCATTCCAACTCAAAACCGTGACGCGTTCACGTTCTTTAAAAAGTTCACTGATGCAGGAGACATGAAAATGGAAACTGCAGGTTCTTTGAAAGAAGGTAAACAAGTCTGGGGGTTAGCAAAAATCAATGATGGTTTTGTGCTTCCAGGAGACGACAAGGTTGAGGGTTACATGTTAGTAGCAGTATCACACCAGTGGGGTAAGTCTAATGAAATTAGATTCACACCTATTCGTGTAGTCTGTAATAACACGCTTAGCTTAGCTATGAGTCTAGAAGGTCAAAGAGGTGTTTTTAAAATGCCTCATATTAGAGCCTTTGATGAGGAGATTATCTCCTCTGCGGAACTTGCACTTGGTCTAGCTTCAAATAAAATGGGAGAGTATAAAGAACAAGCAGAATTTTTGACTACTAAAAAGTACAAAAAGGATGACGTTGTTACTTTCATAGCAGACCTTCTTCAACCAAACTTATTGACTGAGCAAATAAAGCTTGAAAATGAGTCTGATGTTAGGAAGATTGCAAAGCGACAAACTATGGTAGATGAGTTTAAGAAAACACCTAGTATGGTTTATGAAGCTTTAGAGCAACAACCAGGAGCAGACATGCTATCTTCAAAAGGTACATGGTGGGGTGCATACAATGCTGTTACTTTTATAGTAGACCACAAGTGGGGATACGATAGAGATTCAGCAATTCACAACGCTTGGTTCGGTTCTCGTAGTAAACTAAAAGAACGAGCACTAGACAAAGCGATAGAGTATGCCAAAGCAGCATGATGAATTTGAAATAGCAATCCATTCGCTTCTGGAAATGGAAGAAGCGACATTGGAAGTTGCGCAAAAATTAACTGCCTTTGCTGAGGAACTTGTTAAGACTGGGGAATACCACCCCAGTCTTCTCATTTCTGGTTTTTTATGGTCAGCAGTCTATATGGCAATCACGCCAGCAGACTCAAATGACCCATTATTATTAACTGATGATGAATTACTAGATGTGATGACACAAGCCCTCAAAGATGGTTTTATTAAATTTCGTGGTGTCCCTACAAGATACCACTAATCACTTTACTTTAATAAATAAATGAGTTAGAGTAAAGGTCTTGAAAAGATAGGAGAGACATATGTCAAAACAAGACCCAAATAATGAGTACGCAATAGGTGTACTTGAAGACGGCACTGCCGTCAAAACAGATGACGTAGCCAAAATGCCAATGGGCATTAAATATGCAGTTAATGCAGGTGGCATGGTCAAATGGCAAACAGCGTTTATGGTACAGCTTTATAATAAGTATGCCGATAAACCAGTTAAGAAGTTTAAAGATAAGCAGACTGCTGCAGAACGTCTTTATACTCTCTTAAGCGAAAAAGCACAGGAGTACGTTCCTGCTGAATTACCTAAAACTGTAAAAGCGAAGGTAACAGCGAAACCAAACTCCTCTAGTAAGAGGAACCGTAGTAAACTGGACGTGAACAAGAAGGTTAGCATCGTTGAGGAACGAGCAGCTAGAGTTCAATCAGGTATTATTAAGAATAGGTTAGAGCACTACAAAGGAAAGCCTAAAGTGCAAACTGTTCTTGACAAGAATATTGAGAATCTTGGTCCACGTGATGTAGCTTATGATGTTAAGCAGGGTTACATTGAATTAGTCTAACTACAATTTAGAGGGGAGCGTAATTGCTCCCCTTTTTTGGAGAAAAATGAGAAAAGCAACAATAAGTATAGGTCACATTTCTAAAACTGGGTCAAGAGGTAAGAAAACATCTATTGGTCGAAACAACATAGGAACAGCGACAATGAACAAGCACAAAAAAAGGTCTAGGAAAAAATACAGGGGGCAAGGAAAATGAGTAATGTTATAGTAAGTGGTGGATTTGACCCAATACACGTAGGACATGTTCGTATGTTTAACGAGGCTAAGAACCTAGCCAACCCACTAGGTGGTGAATTAATAGTGATAGTAAACAACGATAAGTTCTTAAAAGACAAAAAAGGGTACGTGTTTATGCCTTTTGAGGAGCGTATGGAGGTCATAGCTAACTTAAAATCAGTTGACCGAGTAGTACCCTCTATAGATAACGACCATACTGTCTGTTTAACACTACAAGACTTATGTCAGGACTTATCTAATAAGATAAGCGTGTTTGCTAACGGTGGTGACAGGAAAGGCAGAGAGGATATACCCGAAGCTGATGTTTGTCAACAGTATGGAGTTGGATTAATTTTCAACATAGGTGGTGAAAAAATCCAATCAAGTTCTGATTTAGTTAATGATTTCTGGGAGGAGAGATATGAACAATTATCTGGTAAAAAACTTCCCTCTGGCAGTAAGGTCAGAGTGGATGATAAACGAGGAAACGGCAAAGCTGACGAAGGAAGTTCTTCCTGACATACTAGCTTTTGGTAAATCCAACGGGATGGATGAGGGTGAAGGACTCGTAAAAAATCCTTTGAAAAATATAATAGAGGAACCTCTTCAGGAAACGTACACAATACCTTTATTTACACCTGAGTTTTGTGAAATGCTTTTAGATGAAGTAGAAAACATGAAACTCTACTTTAATTTTGAACCTAACCCTGAAGAAGACGAACTAAGACAGATCCCAGAAATAGTTTTAGAAGAGTTTGCTCCCGATATATTTTTATCCATGATGAGTGTTGTCTACTCAGTGATGAACCCTATATTTATGGTGTTGTGGCAGAGGTACATAGAAACATCCTACAGTATTCAAATAGCTAACTATAACATCAAAGATAAACAACAGGGGGCATGGCACCATGACCAAACATCAGATATAAGTGTTGTAGTTCCCCTAAATACTAATGACTATAAAGGTGGGGGAACAGAATTCATGGGTAGAGGGGTGGTTGAGCCTTTGCCTAATGGTCATGCTTTGATTTTTCCTAGCTTTACCCACATGCATCGTGGCTTAGCAGTAGATGAAGGAGACCGTTACTTGTTAGTCTTCTGGTTAAAAACTGCAATTCCTATTTAATCACCTTAAACCCCTTTACACTCTTACCTTCAAAGGTATAATGTTTATATAGGTATAAAAACCTATGTAAAGGAGTAACAATGATTGGTTATAAATGTTTAAGTTATCCAGAACTCAAGCTTGCGGCAAAGCAAAGCATAGAGAATGGGTATAACAGGCAGATGGATCCAGAAGACATAACTAAGGAACACTGCGGTTTAGAAAAAGAAGATGACGTTATGTTTCCTATTGAGATGTATATGATACACAGGCACAAGAACGGAGCACCCTGTGAAGCACATGCTCGTGCTTTTATCATAACACCTATGGGAAAATTATGTATAGATTTTAAAAAGGAACTATTTGATAGTTTAGAAGTAACAGAATTAGATGGTAGACACGGAACGGTTGAACTACCAGAGGATGTAATAACACTATTTAGTGTAAAATAAGGAACAAGGATGTTAAAGGCTATATTATCTGTGATGTTTTGGATCTTATACGTTGTTATGGGATTCATAGTCATAAGTTATTGGATGAGTAAATTCTTATTTTGATATGTTAGTTAAAAAACCATGGGGAACCTACCGAGTTTTGTTTGAAACAGAAGATTACGCTGTGAAAGAACTTAGAATTTTTCCTGGAGAAAGGTTTAGTTTACAAAAACACAATCATCGAAGCGAAGAATGGACAATTTTAGAGGGGGATGGGTTATTAACGCTAGGTGAGAACCAAAAACAGACATCTACGTTAATTCTTTTTAAGAAATCAAGGGTTATGGTACCAAAAGGATACATACATCGCCTTAAAAACATGAATAAAAACAAAGACTTAGTTGTCTTAGAGATTTGGTGGGGTGATGGTGAAAAACCGCTCTCAGAAGAGGATATCGTTCGATATGAAGACGATTTCAACAGGATTAATTAGATTTATAGAATTCCTTCCTGTTCTGGAAGTAGTGAGGAGTAGTCCTACTCGTAAAAAATACCAAAGCACAGAAACTGTTAAAGAACGCAGATACTACTATATAACTAATGAAGAAAAAGTAAGGCTCTGTGCTGTTTGTGAAAATCCTATGCCTTTAGGAACAGATATTATTTGTTCAGACGAATGCAAAAGAAATCAACATAAAGAAAAGAATAAGAACCCTTTTCCTTTAACAAGTCTAACAGAAAACAGATACCCTCACGAACCAGATGTTATGGGGGAGTGCTACGTTGACCCAGATATACTAGAACAAGCAATACTTTACACAGATTGTACAACAGATATGCAAAATAATGGTTACGCTTGTGCAATATATGAAGACATGGAAGAGATAGATAGAATAATGATGTATGAGTTACAAATAAAACCTACACGTTATGAAAAAAGACATAAGGCTAAATGGAGTGGACAAAATTATCAAAGAGTAAAAGCAGCAAGAAACTATCGTAGAAAACAATTAGGTTTAGGAAAAGTACCTTCTATCAAAAACAGTAATCTTGATAAACAAATGAAAGAGATGAACGAAAGAAGACATGGCAAAAGACCTAAACTACAGTTCAGTGAAAAAGAATTAATGTATCGAGCAGAAGAAGCAGGAGGCACAGGGTTTGCGACAATAACACCCATGAAAACTAAGAGCGGAAAATCAATAGCGGAGATACTGGATGCTGTTCAAAAAAGGAGGAACAATGGATAATATACCTAAAAGATGGTTGATGAAGCTGAATGCTCACGACAAAAAACAATTAGAAGCAGAAATTGCCCGTAAAAAAGAGGTGATGAATAAGTTAGACGAAGTAATTACCCACTTTGAGAATCTGCCAAAGAACTCTTTTACGGAGGACACTTGGCGAATAATGACAAGTGCTAAGGAAATGCTTTATGGTCCCGACCGTAATTACGTGGTACAAGACCCTGATCTTAAGTAACAATTGTAAAGGGATTAGGTTAAATGGCTTTAGAGTCGTTTAATCTAGCGTATCATATAAGTATAGGGGTAAACCCTATGTATGTTTAATAAAATTGGAGAATAATATGGCGACAGATTTAATTGTATCATTAAACGAGCACATAGAAGACTGTGGGGTCGTTGATGTTTGGGAAATCAAATACGCTATCGAAAAATGTCACGATACTCTGTGTCCTTTAGACGACGAGCAACTTGAAGTTGTTTCACAGGCTTTCCCAGAGTTAATCACTCTCGCTAACCAGTACGCTAGTCGTACTCCTGGCAAGAGGGTTTTTAGAGTGAATGAAACCAGATAAGAAAAAAGAAATTCGACGTGTCGCTGGTAGTCTAGGAACTATCAGGGCATGGTCGGATCATGCAGATTCTGACCGCTTGTATGCTAAAGAAAATGTAGACAAACTCTACACAGCTATAGAACAGGCAGAGTCAGATTTAATAAAAATCTTATTGGAGAAATAATATGGAAAACAATTTAAAGTGTGACCTATGTAGGCAAACTATTCCTGGATTATTTCATCTAGGACATTTTTACTGTTTAGTTTGTTATGAAAAACAAAATGAAAAAGAAAACTTAGATTAGGAGAAATAATGGAATTTACTGAAGAAGAAATACGGCTAATCAAATTAGCACTTCAAAGATACGATGACAACTATTTCGATAAAAGAACGGAAGTGGCTGAGTTACTGTATAAATTGGAGGAAGACTAATGGCGTTACATTGGGATTACAGCAAAATAAAAGAAAGCACTAAAACTTGGGAACCTGACGGAACCTGGGATGGTGACGGAGAACCTTTGGGGCAAATGACAGAGGTGTTACACACCCTTATCTGGACAACTATGTCAGTAGGTATGAGTGAGATCACTGAAAAGAACTGGAAAGACTTTTATACTCGTATGAAATTACTAGGAAGTGACCGCAGTCTTTTACGCAAAGATAAGGACGGGAATTTTACTGTTCCGATCAGTTCTCAAGAAGTTAGAGACCATATTGGTTTAATGACTAATGCTACTACACTAACCAAGCAACAGTTCTTAAAAAGAGCATATCGTGTAGCTTACGAAAAAGTGGAGGACTAATGGAAAAAAGAAAGTTTCGTGCTACTTTCCTAGACAAGAAACACCCAGAGTGCCAGATAACTATTGAGTTTGATGCACCGTTTCCTGTTGAAAAAGGAGTAGAATATAATAACATTGCGTTTAAAGAGTTCTCAAGACTATATGGTATTGGGGATATTAAAGTTGTAGACGTAGAACCTGTGGAGATAAAAGATGGGAACTAGAAGTAATATTGCAATGGAGCAAGAAGACGGTTGCGTGAAGGTTGCTTACTGTCATTATGACGGATACCTAGAACAAGTTGGTGTATCGTTATTGACAGAGTACGACACACGTGAAAAGGCAGATGAGTTAATAGACATAGGGAACATGAGGACACTAGGTGACGCAAGTAGCCCAGAAGAACCTGAGACTTATGTTAGTTTAGACAATTATATGTCATGGCACGTAGACCCTGTGTTTATAGAGTACATCTATTTATGGATGGACGGTGAATGGCACGTGTCTAGGTCTAAAAGTTGTGATGCATTTGAAGGCTATAGGCAGAATCATTACTACCACACTATATTTAAACCACTACACGAAGAGTTTTGGTTAGAGAAGAAAGTTAATGAAAAAGGTTGAAATTATATTCGTAGACCCTCGTGCTGAGGCTAGGAACATACCTGATTACGCAACCGTTGGTTCAGCTGGGCTGGACTTACGGTCTTGCGATAACTGTATGATATATCCTGGAGAGACTGCAAAGTTTCCTATGGGTTATAAGATACATATAGGTGACCATACCCTATGCGCTATGATCATGCCTAGATCTGGGCTGGGAGTTAAGGGAATACTGCCTGCTAACGTGGTTGGTATTATTGACTCAGATTATCAAGGTGAGTTAGTGGTGCATCTTAAGAACCACAGTAACGAGGAGTATTTAGTTCAAAACGGAGACCGCATAGCACAGCTGGTGTTTGTCCCTATAGAACACGTAAGCTTCTCGGTGGTTAATGAGTTTAGCTACACCACTGAACGTGGTGGTGGTGGATTTGGAAGTACTGGGAATGCGTGAGTTTATAGATTCTCTTGATGGTTGTACGGTTGGGTTACCAGCTTTTGATTATTGGGATAAAGCCCAGAATAGAGTCTACAACGGAGTAGAGGTTAAAGGAAGAGAAACAAGAGGTTACGGTGACCACTCGTTTAGGTATGCAGGTAAGAAAATGCACCCTAGCCCATGGGAAAGTAATGAAGACGTAGCTTGGTTTAAGAAAGTGGCGGAACACCACGCAAGTGAGGAACTAGGAAGGAACATAGAATTTACTTTTTGTTTGTGTGGGTTATACAGAACAGGTGAGGACAGTATTCCTCATCACTCAGACACCGTACCCACGCGAGATGACGTAGTGTTTTCTATATCGCTTGGGGCTGCTAGGGTATTTGAATGGAACCAGTACCACTACTTTATTAAAAAGAAAACCAACACCAGTAAAATTAATATCATCTGGCCATCGGGCAGTTATCTAACTAAGGAGAGATACATAATGGGGCACGGGCAGGCAATACTTTTTGACGGTCATTCTCAAATGACTAGCACTCATGCGGTGCCACCTGTGCTTAACTCGGGGGAAAGGATTAACCTAACCTTTAGGTCAGGTCTTTAACACCAGTACTTTGCTGTGTAGTCTTTTTCATCCTCATCCATGGGGATATACTCTTCGGTTTCTTTATCGTAGTAAAACCCAAAGAATAAAAGTTCTCCTTCCTCTTCATTCCAGGCAGTAATATCAGCACCTTCCATTGCGTGTATAGGAACTTTGTGAAAAGGGAAGGGTAGAGTAAAGAAGCTATCTGGTTCGGTATCGAATTTCCTTTCGAACTCTAGGTCAATCTTTCTAACTAACTTTGCTCCTTCCTCTAGTGTTCCTGCCCCAAAGACATACTCATTTTGTCCGTGTGCTAGGGAAAACCTATACACCGTGTTCTTGCTGTGTCTACCTCTACGCATAGTTGTTATTCACTAAGAACTGGTTTTCTCCTACCCTAGTAACAAAACCACAATCTAATGCTCTTTCTAGTAGTTTATCTTCGTCTAGTTCAAAATTCAAAGAAGGTGCCTGATTTAACCACAGTTCTTCTTTTGTAAAAACTATCCTCTTTTCTTCTTTAGCCATTACTCTATTCCTCCGTTGGTAATTTAATTACAAGATCATCACCGTCACTGTGTGACATAATAAGGTAATTCTTATATCTGTGGAGGGTTACGTCATCATCACTGTGTAAGTGTTTCCAGGCATATCTGGCTTCCTGCAGGTATCCTGGGATCTCACCATATACGTCAATCGCCTTGAAAAAGTGCGTATCGTAAAGTTCTGGTTTCATTTCTTGTTTCCTACTGTTTTCTTAAGTGCTCGATAGGCAAACCTACCACCCTTTGGGTTTTGGAATATGGTGGGGTGACGCTCGGTAGTACCGTCGGGAAGTGTTTTTTCCCTTTGGACTGGTTGAGAGTCACGCCAGTCTACTCCACCTTCTTTGAGGGATTTCCTCAACAGTTTAGCTTTTTTACTGTTCATTGTTACTCCTTGATTAATTCTAAACCATAACCCCCTTGAACTTCAACGTAGTTGAAACGCTCACGAGTTTTTTGATTTACTGCCTCTATGTTTCCGTGCTCCCACCAGAGCAACACACGGTCGGTAGTAAGATCCTGGATATCATACCCTAAATCTGATAACGTCATGTGGATTGTTTCATAACCCCTAACAACATTATAGATTTTATTACTAGGACAGCGACAAATCATTTGATGACCTGTTAGGTCAGGTGCAGAAATCCACACCTCATACAGTGTATCATCTTCTTTATACTCATTAGGGTCAGCATTACAGTAGATGTGATCTTCTTCAGCCATATTTCCTCCTTATTATTTTATTAGCTTACATTTATTATACTAGCCATTAGTTGACTCTAAAGCGAGTTGTTTTATGTCTTTTTCGGGGATTGAGTTAACTGCTTCTTCTACAGTTTCGTACTTCTCAAAAGTCTTTGTCTTATTATTAAGCACAATGACATCTAAACATTTTCCTGTCTCTCTTTGGTTTACTATTTCAAAGTCACC